CCCGTCTTCCCCTGGGATGGTTCTAGCTCAGCCAACCGCCGCTTCAACTCCAGTATCTCCCGGGTCCTGTCCTTGTCGCCCCAATCAGATCCCTCGGGACGTGGACCGAACGCTTTGTGCTCCTTCAGGAAGGCAACCAGCTGGGCATGACTCGACGAGAACAGTTCCTTGTCGTCCTTACCGTGGCTGGCTACTCCAATCAGGCTGCCACCAGCATACACCCCAGCACCCGAATCTCCATCGCGATACTTGCCGCCTGACACCTTGTAACCACGACGCATAAACATCTGCCTACTCGTTGTGTCCCGTATTTCGCGTGGCCCAGTGGGCTTCAGCTGCTTGGGTCCATGTCGACCATACGCGGTGACCACCTTTGTATCCGGGGCCGCGGCCACGACCCGAGCCAGGGACTGGCCTGAGCTTGGGATCTTGAACAACGCGAGGTCGGTCTTGGAATCGGCAGCCACCCAGCTGCCCTTCACCCTGCTCCCACTCTGCAGGATGACGTACACCGTGGTGCCAACCTTGCCAGAGCAGTGAGCCGCACTGACCCCGTATGTGTGCTCCAGGTCGCGGTAGACCAGCGTGCCACTGCATCCACCAACCTGGACTGCCCCGCGGGGGAGGTGTGGGGGGGGGACAGCCGAGCACAGCACAAGAGCCAGTGCAGCCACCGAGTGGAACTTCATCCCTTATCCTTTTTCTTCCCATTAGCCTGGATCATTTTGCGGCCCGCCTCGAACCCGCCAACCACCAGCAACAGTTCGAGGATCGTGGTGATCTCCGTCTTGTCGAATGACGTAGAGTTGAGCCACAGGAAAACCGTGAGCCCAGTAAAGATCACGGCTAATCTGACGATTCCCCAAAAGGGATGACCTCCATTAATCTCAACCATGCAACCTCCTTGTTATAATCAGCCCTGGCCCGTCTCATCACGGATGACCTCACGGGGACGGATCCCCGGGCGGGCCACCTACCACGACAATCTCCACACGGGGATCATCCTTGTCAACCGAAACCTCTGGCATCTGGGGCCTGAACCCGTAGTCGTCAACGCCCAACGCCGCGGCTATGCCATCATAGGCGTATTTCAGCATCGCGGCCATGTTATCCCGATCGCGACGTCGCTTGTCTTTGTAGTAGAATGTCGCCTGCAGCCTCGCTTCAGACCAGTCAACGTCCCCCCGCCTCCGACTCACAAGCTCTGTGAAACAAGCCACCCGACACGCTTCGCGGTACTTCTTCGAGTGTTTATGACGGGTGCGCCAGTGGCAGCGTGAGTTAGGGCTCAGCTGCCTCGGAGGGAGGGGACAAACGACGGTGATCTGGTTGCTCACTCGGGAGCCCCCTCTGGCTCAGCCGTGTCATCATCGATGTACGGCTTGGACCGCTTGGGAGTAGGCTCAACGTCTGCCAGGTTTACGAGCACCGGCTGAGCTTCGCCGCTGGCCATCGCCTCCTGGTGCATCTCGGCGGCTGAGAAGTTGTGCTCCCCAGCGATCTCCTGGTGGGTCCACAGGATATCGTGCTTCCAGCCAGCATCTAGGAGACGCTGCATCCGCTGGCGGATCACCTTCGCCGGCGGGGCCTCCTGGAACCTAGCTTGGTCGAGTCGGTAATCCTCCCCCATGATGCCCGCATCACTGGGGGATCCGTAGTTGTCGCTATTAGGCTTGGGTATCGGCATCGATCGGTTTCCTTGCAATGGTCAGCGTGTAACGCAGTTTCTTGTGTGCCAGCAGAGCAGCCATCCCCACACAGGCCAGCCCGTGCAGCTGCGTCCTCAACGGGATACAATTGGTCCCGTCACGGTAGATGGCCCTGCCAGCTGAGTCGAAAATCGACTCGGCCACGTTGGGGGTGAAGTCAAGCTCCTGCTCCACCTCGAACCCCGCAGTGACCAACTCAGTCATCAGCGGCACCTCATACAGGTCCGGGACGTGGAACCCAGACCGCACGTCATCGTACAGGTCCTTGAGCGTCTTCTCGCCCACAGGCCCCGGGCCGTAGTCGTCCGGCGGGTCACCATCAAGCATGGCATCCAGCACGAGAAACACGCCACCCGGACGCAGTGCCTTCTTCACGTTGGCCAGGACAGCTTGCCGGTCCCATGACTGGCACAGGCTCTCGACCGCGTAGACCCCGTGAAGGTAACGAAAATGCTCGGGCAACGAAGGATCGTGGTAGTCGAACGCCACCACGTCGACAAACTCGGGAAGTTTCATTATTGCAATACGCTCTTCCTGGATGCTTGAGCAGACACCTGCCAAATCCCAAGAACGACTGCGTTTAGAGTGGAGGTGTTTCAGGGTGCCGCCAATCCCGCATCCCAGATCCAACACGTTCCAACCCCCCTCGTCCGATCGAGGAGGCATTTCCCTGACCAGGGTGTTCTCGATTAGGCGGTTGGTATTAATCTTGGGCTTGGTGCTCATCCCGTCGATGTGCAGCCCGTAGTGGACGCACCCGTCTGAGGCCCCGTTCTCCATCCTCGACAGCCACACGTCCTCGTAGTAGGTGGCCACCTCCCTCAGCTGTTCCTTTGTCATTCCTTGTCCTTTAGCAGTTTCTCGATTTCCGGGATCGCTTCCTCGTATGCCCGGGATACGCAGGTGAAGAACTTGTCGAGGTCCAGGTCCAACCCGAAGTTGCCCATCTCCGAGAGACGCTGCAGTTGGGTGATCACCCTGTATTTGCATGCGTTCCTCTTCAGCTTCTCGATGATGGCAGGAACCGGCTTGTCGGTGCTCTGCCACTCGACTGACAGGACTTTGAGGAGCCACTTCTTGAGGTGGTGGTAGTCCTTGATCTTGCCACCACCTCCCCCGTTCTGCAGTTCCGAGACGATCGCCTGTAACTCCGGGTCACCCCAGTCGTGCGGCTCAACCGACTCTCTCCAGGTCTTGCTTCCCAGCATCACCCCCAGTACCACCAGTTCCAGTGCCCTGGACGGTGACACCCTCTCCTCCTCGGGACTGTCTTCCCTCTTCCGCGATGATGACATCGTACAGCCTTGTTAGCATCTTCATGGATACGGGCTCCACACCACGGAACACTCGGCTCATGTGGTACTTGTTCACGCCCACCCGCTCAGCGATGTAGGTCTGCGTCCAACCGAACGCTGCCTTCACCTCCAAGAGAATATCTCTTCCGTTCTCAGTGGTTTCCTTCCTGGCCCGCTCCATCAGGTGAAACGTGTTGGCCACACGCTCCAGGCACCACAACGCCTCATTCGGCATCTGCTCGATAGCCATCACTTACCTTTCATCAACGGTTCCGCCGTCCCCGCGACTTGTTTTACGACGCTCGCAGACTCGGCAATTCCTCACGTCGTTCTTGATACCAAAGGGAAGGTATTTCCCAGCGAGCCATCGGTAAGGCATCGCCAGTCCCTCGCTTTGGGCAGGGGTCAGATCACACTAATCAGAACAAATTGTCCCCCGGGGATCTGATCCCGGGCAGTCAGCTACTTCTTGTTTATGTCATCCAACGGTTCCCCTGTCCAAAGATCCAACCCCGCGGTCTCCCGCTCACTCATGACTTCAATCCACTGATCGTGGCCTGGGACCTTCCCACCGACCGTGTTCCGAGGCCCTGCAGCGGTCGATGCTGGGCGGTTCTGACCACCAACCGGATGACGATACTCCCCGATCACGTTCTGCATCAGCGGCAATATCTCCCGTGTCCCCGTCCAGTTCTTCCCCATGATCGCCTCCTTGCGTACATGCTGGGCACAGCTGTTCCACGCTGAGCCTCTCGAAATCAGAATAGCATTCCTGGCATATCCCCATTAGATGTGGGCCCAGTTGTTCTTGGCCAGTCTGCCGATCAATCCACCGGCCTCATCCCTGGTCATCTCCTTGGTTGCCAGCCCGTGCTTCTTGAGCAGCCGGCACTGCTTGTAGCTGGCCAGTTGTTCCTTCGATCTCCCGATCAGCGAGTCCATCAGGGTGCTTGCCCCGTGAAAGGTAAGATCCTCAATCCTGTGCCACTCGACTCCAAACTTTGCGAGGGCCTCTTTCTGTTTGTGAGTGGGCATTCGACCCTTGTGCCATCCCGGTTCACGAGCCGGAACGACATCGAGGATTCCGAAGGGGTCGGCACGTCTTGCGTCGTAGGAGACTTGCCTCGCCACAATCTCGCGACGCTGTTCCAGGTGAGTCGCATGGGCCACCTCCGCTTCTTCCAGGGCGCGGAGCACGTCGCCGCCATCCTCGGCCAGCTTCTCCTTCGCCAACTCGACCACCTCGTCCGGGTACTTGCCACCCAGTACGTCGGTGCTCGTGATAAGTTTGTGCCTGCTGTTCCCAACAAAGTCAAGTATCTTGATGTGCGGCTTGGCACTGGCAGCGATCGCCGCCTTCCGTTCGTCCGGTGTCTCCAGTCTCCAGCCGTCACCCTCGATCACCCCGGGTAGTATCCTCGTACCCCGACCGCACATCTGGGCCACCAGGCTCCGGCTCTTGGATGGCCGGCCCATGCTCAGCGTCTGCACCTGCGGGCAATCGTACCCCTCGGTTAGACAACCCACGTTGACCGCATACTGGTAGAACCCCTTGGCAAACCCCTGCAGGGCCCGCTTCCTGGCCTGCTTGTCCCGTGAGTTCACAACGTGCTGGTAGTTCTCACTGGCCGGGACCTTGGACACAAGGCAGAACGCACGACCTTCCATCTTCCGGTTGAAGATCTCAGCCAACCGGCTCGCCTGCTGGATACCAGCTGCAAACACCATGCACTGTTCACTCCCGGCTATCTCCATCGTGGGCATGGCCACCTTGTGCAGCACGACCTCCCGCGTCATCTCCGACTGCAGAGCCTTGCCCTGGAAGTCGCCACCCTGAATCTTGATGTCATTGAACTGGATGTCGTCGACCGTGATGATCTCCTGCTGGATCGGGACCAGCCAGCCATCCCCGATGGCCGAGGGGCCACCCGCGGGGTCCATCAGCGGGTACTCAAACGCCACGGTATCGAACGTCTGCCCCAGTGCCAGTTCATCCGTCCGGTCTGGCGTGGCCGTGGCACCCAGCACCCGCAGGTCAGGATTCACCTTGAAGTAGTCCAGAATACGCTGGTACGTCTTGTTCTGGTGTACCGCGTGATGAGCCTCATCGATGATGATCAGCCCAACCTCCATCGGGTCGGGGAACGCTCGCTTCAGCCGCTTCTCACGGTACAGGCTGTCCTTGGATGCAAACGTCAGCTTGGACTTCGGGTTGCTTGATCGGCGGAAATCACCCATCTCGATCTCACCATGCTCACCCGTCTTCTGCTGCCACCGCTCCCACGGTTGCCAGACCAACTCCTCCCGGTGAGCCAGGACAAGCACCTTCCCCTGTGGCCAGCGGTCAGCGATCTCCAGGAACGTCT